TGAATGGATTGGAAATTATGCCAATGGGACCTTATGTTTTAATTAAACCTTTTGATAATAATCCATTTCAGAAAATACAAACTTCTTCAAGTGGAATTATTACAGATTTAGGAGGAATGAACATAGGACATAAGTCTAACGAAACAGGAGAATATGAAGAAGATACTCCGTTTGTAAAAGTAGGAGCTGTCATAGAAACAGGTTACGAATGTAAATTTTTAAAACCTGGAGATTTGGTAATATATACAATAGCTAGTGAAACAGCGCTTCCGTTCTACAAACAAGGATTTGTCGTAGTAGCGGAGCCTAGAATAATGGCAGTAGTTAATGAAGGATTGACTGAACGTAAACATAATTATGGTAGTAGATGATAAATTATATTTAAAGCCCGGAGATTGTGTAAGATTGCGTTAGTATAAACTTATGCATTCTCCGATAATGCTAGTTCTTAGAAAAGAAACTGCATTATTTAAAGATAGTAATACTTTAAAAGGTATACGTTGCAGATGGTTTACTGATTCAGGATTATTACAAGAAGCGGTATTTTGTACAAAGGATCTTGAACGGGTAGAATAAATAACAAATAATTTAAAATGAATAAGTATAAAACATTTTACAAAAACGGATCTGGAAATAAACATAACGCCTATATTACTATAAATAGGGAAAATCCGGGAGATACTTTATATACCGTTACTCCTTTTGGTGGAACAACTCATAAAATATATTATGGAGAAAACCCAAAGGTTGAAAAATTTACAAGAGCAGGAGATTATGAAGTAGAAGATGATATGGATTTTGAAAATTATTGGTTTAGAGTTGGAAAAGAAGCTCGTAAAAACAAAAATGAGGATACTAGATTTGTAGAAGCTCTGAAAAAGTTTGGAAATTTTTTACTTTCAACACTTACTCCGGAAAATGCATTGAAGTATTAGCAGGGAGGACAGTTTCCAAAAGAGCAACAGGAAGAATTACAATATGCTGTGCTTGGATACATTGCAACGACAAATCAGCAACCTAAAAATGAAGACGAATTAATCCAACTCGTACAAGCATTAATGTAGTTGAAGCAATAGGAACCTGAACAATATACACAACTTGTACAACTAGGAATGCAAAAGCAGGCTGTAAAAGCTAAGTATGGAGCTAAGCTTGATTACGTTAAGAAATTAAAAGGTAAATGTCCAAAAGGACAAGAACTTAAGCAAAAAGGTGGAAAAATGGTTTGCATGCCTTGTATGAAGAAAAAGAAGTAATTAATAACATCGATAATGACCATGATTTATGAATGTATTTGTTTATGATAATTTAAATAAATAGCTAGAAGTTAATGAACCTGAACTGTTTTTAGTTAAAGAATTTAAAGCTCTGTTAGACAGAGACAAAACTAAAACTAAAACAAGAGCTACTAGAGAATTAACTTATATATATCTAGCTATAGATTGGAAAAGTCCTTATAACGCATATTCTGAATTTGAAAGAGCGGAAGAAGCTAAGCGAGATTCGGAAATAACAGAATCTGAATATAATGATCCTATCTTCAGAGAGGCTTGTAGGAAATATAGAACTTTACAGGATTCTAATAAGTCTATTAAACTACTTGAAGCTGCTAGAAATGCTGCAGATTAGTTTATTGATTATTATAACACGATTCTTGATTTGAATGAACGGGATATCAATGGAAAACCTGTATTTGATGCAGAAAAGGCTATGAAAACTATGAGTAGATTAAATGAAGTACACGAGCAATTAGTAACATTAGAAAATCAGGTTAAGAAAGAACTTACCGAACAATCTACTATACGAGCTGGTGCTACAGAAGGATTTGATCCAGGTAGTTTCTAATGGCTAAGAAAAGGATACTACCCGAGGAAATTCAAAGAATTGTACAAGAGGTAGAATAGAAATAGCATGAAGAAGACGTTCAAGAAGCTAGAGAGTTGGTACAATAGATTAGATCTGAACGTGCCAACTCTTTTGATTATTGGGACGTAAAGAAAGATGATATAATAGAATATTTTGATAAAAGATTATCTTATGAATTAACTGGATACCGCCCTATAACTAAAGAACAGAGTTTGGATTTTGATCCTATTTGGTTTACGGAAGTTAGAGAAAATTTTCATAAGACAGGACATTATTGTTCTTATTTACCTGGCAGTAAAAGATACTAGGAGTTTTGGAAAGAGCAATATAGACGTTGTAGAGACGGATTAACCGTTAAAGGCTATACTATTACAGGAGACCATTATTTCTTTTTAAACTTTTATCAATTACCTATAACTCATTCTGCGGAAAAAGCCGGAGGTGGTCGTAGAACAGATTTCCCAGATTTTTATGTATCTCAGTATGAATTTTTTCATTATTTTGAACTTGCTAAAAGGTTAAGATTACATGCTGTATTAATGAAAGCTCGTGGAATAGGTTTTTCAGAGATAAACGCAGCTATAGCAGCTTGTGCTTATACCGTAATACGAGAAAGTATTACTATGGTAACTTGTTATGATAAAGGTAAGCTTGATAGAACTCTTTCTAAAGACTGGAATGCTTTAAAATTCTTAGATACACATACTGATGGAGGTATGTTTAAACTAAGACAATTATCTGATACTGCATTAGTTAAAAAATCTGGACACTATATAAACGATCGAGGAGGTAAAATCCCAGCAGGTTGGTAGTCTATGATTGAAGGAGTTGTAGCAGATGATCCTCAAAAGATTCGTGGTGATCGTGTTGACACACTTATATTTGATGAGTTCGGAAGTTGGAAAGATTCATTAACTGCCTTCATTCAAGCAGAAGCTCTAGTAGCAATTAATGGTGTTAGGTTTGGAATAAAATTAGCTGGCGGTAAATAACTCCTGGTATTTATTAGATAAAAATTATATTTATAAGTAAATTTTAAATACTAAAAATAACTGGTATGACAAAAGAAGAACGTAAACAACGATTAAATAAAATTTTAGAAGTTTATACAACTAAAGAAATAAGTATACAACAATTAAGTGAAGATTTTGAAATAAGCACTCCGACAATTAGAAAGTTTTTAAAAGAAAATGGAGTAGAAATCAAAAAAGTAGAAAATCAAAAAAGTTTTTTAAATCAAGCTTTAGAATAGTTAAAGACTAAAAGCATAAAAGATGTTTCTAAAGAATTTGGAATAGATGAACAAGTTTTACTTATTGCTAATTCTGGACTTACTAAATCTCAATTTAAGTAGAAGGTTATAGTTATGGCAATAGAAGAGTATAAAAATACTTCTGTTTATAATAAAAGTATAGCTAAAATATCAGCGAAATATGGAATAAATAAAAAAACTCTTACTAAATATTTAAAAGAATAGGGAGTTGAAATTATTGCAAATGGAAATAAAACAGATTTTAATAGAGATTTTTTCGATGTAATTAATACAGAAGAGAAGGCTTATTGGCTAGGTTTTATGTATGCTGATGGTTATATTGGAGCAACTGAATATTCTGTAGGATTGAGTATATCTTTAAACGATATAGAACATCTTAAAAAATATAACAACGCCTTAAACTATAAAAGAGGTCTTAATATATCGGAAACACATTAGTTTGGTAGTAAAGAACATACTAATAAAAGTGGAGAAACTTTATATATGGTAAGTACTGTTATTAGGGATAAGCAACTATGGGACGGATTAAATTCAAAAGGATGTGTTCCTAATAAATCTCTTATTTTAAATTTTCCAGAGGAGTCTATATTTTCTAATAAAAGCCTAATATACGACTTTATTAGAGGTTATGTAGATGGAGACGGTACCCTAGGAGTTTATCCTCATAGTAAAACTAATCCAAAATTAGAAGAATCTTTATCAATTGTTGGAACTAAAGCATTTTTAGAAGGAGTGCAAAAATATTTAGGTACAGGATTTTTAATGCAAAAACCTAATTGTAATGAAAATACTTATAGACTTGGATACAGTACTTCTAAAGCCAATAAGGCAGCTGAACTTTTATATAAAAATGCCAACATTTATTTAAATCGTAAATATAATATTTATATTAATAAATTTGCCGCCGTAAAATCGGGCAAAAACGGGGAAAGCTGAGATGCTAATCCCGTGGTAAACTAATGTATAACAGCATTAGTCACCGTAACGCGTAGTGGTTGAAACTCAAAGAGAATATAATACCACCAAGAGTGTCCGACACTTTAAGTGAAAAGGTACGCTGGACTTACAGGAATCAAACTGTAAGAAGTAAAGATAAAAAACTTTACGATAACATTCGACAGGAGGTGACTCAGGACCTAATTTGGAAGGATTAAAAGATATTTATTATCATCCCGAACCTTATGATGTTTTACCATTTTACCATAATTATACACAAGATGGTACATTTGTTAAAACAGGCTATTTTATTCCAGCATTTGCTCAAGTAAATGGTTTTATAGATGCTAGAGGTTATTGTGATGCTGAAGCCGCTAAACAACATTTACAAAAAGAAAGAGATAAAATGCTTGATACTCCTAAAGCTTTATTAAAGCATTCTGCGGAGTATTGTTTTAATGCCGAAGAAGCATTCTCTCTAGAAGGAGATAATAAATTTAATAAAATACGTATAGCAGAACAACTTGCAGAAATACGTTTACATAAAAGAGGTCCTAGACCAGAATCTGGGATATTAGATTCTAATAAAGATAATTTATTTAGATGGATTCCGCATAAAGATGGTAAAGTTAAAATACTAGAACATCCTGTTTGGTCTGATTTATATAAAGAAAATATAAAAAGACTTAAAGATAAAGCTGAAGAAGAAGGTAAAGATTTTACAGCTCCTGTATATTCAGAAATGAGAAATTTGTATGTTGCAGGAGTCGATGGTATTGATATAGGAGCTAATCAAACTTCTACTAGTACTAAAGATCCCTCTGATTTTTGCATGGTTGTTTACAGAAGAGCATTTGGTTTACAAGAACCACAAATAGTCGCTGTATATAAGGATAGACCTGGTAATATCAGAGAAGCTTATAAAACGGCAATGTGTTTAGCTAGATATTAT